AGAGGAGATATATATGCTAAAGAAATATATATTCCTAGTATCGGGAGAGTTCCCAATACTGGGTATAGATAAAGCAGATGCAGAAAGAAAAGTACAGGGTTGGCTGCGTGAATACAAACCTAAGTATGTGGATAAAGTTACATACGCATACGCAATGGAGATGAAAGACGGAGCCTTTGTAAAAATGGAGGAGGAAGAATGAAAGATACTAGGGAGTACTTTAACGTACAAGTTGAGGGAGAAAACGCTGATGACGTTTGGTTAGCTATCAAACGTATGACAGGTGTTGTTAGTATTTCGCCAATAGAAAAGGATGAATAAATGAATAGAGCTACAAGACGCAGGTTAGCATCTAATAAGAAAGGTGGGACACAAAAGAATCATCAAACTTATGGACTAAAGCTACATGCAGAACAGTTAGAGAAACAACACAACAAGAAAGTGAGGGAGCAAGAGTAATGGCTTGGGAACTTATTGAACTTAATGAAAACAAAGGAGAAAATATGAAATCTATATTTAGGGAATGCCCTAACGCATACGATATTATTGAACACTTGACTGAAAGAATTGAGGACGAGTTGTCAATAATAAACAAAGAAAAGAAAAGCAGTATCAAATGGTGGAGCGACTTTAGGTATGCACGATACGATGTAACACGCATGGTATTAATGCAGCAGCTTAGAGAGTTAAGAGTTCTGTATAAAGAAGTTGAAAGAGCAGACCTAGCAGAACAAGCAGCCATTGACGGTGCAAGTACAGAGCCACCGTTCTAATGGACAACAAAACATACTGGATAAAATTTAAGAACAGGGACTATAAAAATAATCCTGACTTAGTTATTAATATGCTAACTGACGCCAGGATACAAGAGATACAGGAGGAAGAGTGATTATAAAATCATTTAGAAATAGAACAGTTCCCTGGCACGTTAAATCTAAAAAAGATTTG